CCACCGCAAGCGCCCCGGCTGCGGCTACGGCAGCTGCGGTAGCCGCCCAGCCGGCCCCAGCCACCGCGGCCGGCGCGGGCACGGCAGGACCAGCACCGGTCACCCAGGCCACGTCAGCGGCGGCCACCGCCGCGGGCACGGTCACGGCCCTGGCCGCGCAGGCGGTCACCGCCGCCGCGGCGGTCGCCGGTGCGGTCACCGCCGCAGGCAGCGTCACCGGCGCCGGTGCCACTGCCACCGCGGCCGGGGCCGGATCGGTCACCGCGGCTGCCACGCAGATAGCCACCGCGACGGCCGCCGGGACCGGCGCCGCAGCGGCCACAGTCGCGCAGGCAGCGAAAGCCGCAGCGGCCGGGGCAAGCACGGCCGCCGCCGCAGGGCAGATCACCGGCACTGCCAGCGTGGCGGGTGCCGGGGCCGTCACCACTGCCGCGGTGCAGGCGGCCACGGCGGCACCAGCCGGGGCAGCGGCCCTGTCCGCGCTGGCCACCCAGCAGGCCACCGCAGCGATCACCGCCGCCGGTTCGGCCGTCGCCATCAGCGGCGTCCAGCTCGCGTTCACCGTCGGCACGCTGACCGCCGCGACGTCGCCCGGGGCGGCCAGCGGCGGCGTCCTCACAGCCACGACGCAGACGACGGGAGGACCCGGCAGCTTATGCGGCAGTCCCCTTGCGTGCGATGCGGCCACCCTGCCGCCGCCCACCAGCATTACCGGCCAGGCAGCGACTGCGGCCTGTGCAGCTGCCCGGCGTGGCGGCGCCGCTGGTGGCCCCGCAGGAAGACCGCGACGGGAGGAGGTGCCAGATGGCCAGGTACCCCCTGAATCAACCTGTTCGCATTTTGACCACCGTCAAGGACGTCACCGGCACGCTGGTCAACGCGACCGCGCTGACGCTGCTGGTGAAGATCGCGCAGGCCGACGGGACACAGCTGACCACCGGCACGTACGCCACCCCGTCCAACGATTCCACCGGTACCTACCATCAGGACATCCCGGTCACGGACCTGGCGGCGATCGGCCACTACCAGTTCACGTGGACGGCGACCGGCACCGGGGCCGGTGTCTCCTTCGGCCAGTTCGACGTCTTCGACCCCTTCGAACCGTCCGTCCTGCCGCTCCAGGACGCCAAGGACGCCCTCAACATCCCGCAGGCCACGACCGCGAACGACAGCGAGATTCAGGGCTACATCGCCACGATCGAGTCCTGCCTGGAGCGGTACACCGGCGGCCCGCTGGCGTCTAAGACGATCACCGCCGAGCGCACCGAGATGATGGCCGGCCAGACGGTCATCCCGGTCCGCTGCCGCCCGCTTGTGTCGGTCACGTCGATCATCTCGGCGTCCGGCGGGGCGATCGACATCAGCGCGGGCCTGGACCTGGACGCGAACGCGGGCCTGATCCGCCGCAAGCTGGGCCTGCCGTTCTACGGCCCGTTCTTCTCCTGGCTCCCGCAGGTCAACGTGACCTACGTCGCCGGGTGGGGCCCGGCGGTGCCGGCCGCGTTCAACACGGCGGCGCGGATCATCATCCAGAACCTGTGGAAGACCCAGCATGGCCCGTCGGCGCGGCCAGGTATGGGCGCAGGGGATGACATGGTGACGGTGCCGGGGTTCGGGTTCGCGATTCCGAACCAGGCCGCCGAGCTGCTAAACGGCTCACAGAACGGGATTCCGTTCCTCATTGAAGCTTTTGTCTGAGCAGCTGAGCTTGCCGCGAGCAGACGCGACCGCAGAAGCGCTGCCGGTAGTCGCCAGGCTTGTAGGGCTGGCGGCAATGCTCGCACAGCCGCTGTGATATTGACCTTCTGCCGCGTGCCGCTTTTACGCGGCTGCAGATGCGGCAGTACCGGGCGCCGGTTGAGTACCCCGTGTTCTCCGGCGTGTACTCGTGGTTCTGCGGGCAGTGCGTGATCGTCGCGCCCTGCCGCCTGATGTTCTCCTGCTGGGTGACGGGTTCCAGGTGGGCCGGGTTCACGCATGACGCGACGCGGCACAGGTGGTCTAGCTGCAGCCCTTCGGGGATCGGCCGGACAAGCAGGATGTAGGCGACGCGGTAGGCGGCAAGCGGTCGCCCCTCGTAGTACATCCACGGGTAGCGGCCGGCCCGGCAGTAGCCCAGCCATAGCCAGCACGGGCCGAGGTGCGGCGCGTGCGCTGGGACTGGCCCGTTCTTATCGACCTTTGGCCAGAAGCGCTCAATGGCCGGGAGAGACTGTTTCGGCATAGGTACATGTTACCGGGAAAGGTGGCCGCATGCCGACGATCACCAGCCGCGTCCCGGCGCTGATCGACTACCTGGTCGCCCTGTTCACAAACGCCGCCACCCTCGGCGCCGCCACGCCTGCGGTGACGATCTTCGACGGGCCGCCGACGACGGAACTGGACCCGGGCCTCGCGCTGTACGTGGGCGTCCCTGACCCGGACAACGTGCAGGCGGAGGCGGGCGCCGATTTCACGCAGGCGTGGGCGGGGATGGGCTCGTCCCGCGACGAGACGATCACGGTGCATTGCTGCGCGCAGGCGTGGGCGGGCACCGATGACCCGCGCACGGTGCGGGTGGCCGCGTTCGGGATTCTCGCGGCCGTCGAGGTGCTCATGGCCACGGACGCCACCCAGTTCGGCGGGAACGTGGTGTTCGCGACGCCGGGTGTCACGTCGGGGTCGCTGCTGCAGAACAACACGCAGACCGGCGCGATTGCGCGGGTGACGTTCGGCCTGGCCTTCAGGAGCCTGGGGCTCCGCTAAATAGTTAGGGAGTAGTTCATGGCGCAGACCGCACTGACGGTACAGACCGCCCCGCACGCCACCGGCCTGAACCCGGTCACCCAGTTCGCGGCGCTGGGCGGGTTCACCGGGCACACCGCACCCTGCGGGCCCAGCCTCGGGCTCCTGCTCATCAACGGCGCCGCCGCGACCTGCGTGGTGACGCTGCACGTCCCCACCGCCACCACACTCGACGGGATCGCGATCGGCAACCGGATCGTGACGCTGCCGGCCACCTCCGGCGCCATCACCATCATCCCGCTAGTTGCCGCGGACTACGGCGACCCGAGCATCGGCGGCCTGTGCACATTCGACGTCGCGGCCGGCACAGTCAGCGGCGCCTGCATCTACATCACCACCTAGGAGCGGCAGCAGTGGAACCAGGGTTTGTGCGCATCATTCACCCGGAACTGGGCCGGGACAGCATCAGCGAGGTCCCGGAGACGTCGCTGCCCACGTGGTACATGAGCGGGTGGCGTCTGCTGGCCGACGGCGAGCAGCCCCCGGACCCGCCGCTGACGGTGCCCCCGCCGGTCACCGTCGCCGAGGTCGCCCCCCCGGCGCCCGAAGCCGCGCCCAAGAAGGAGAAGTAAATGGCGCCACCACCGCTGACCCCCACCGTCCGGTACGTCCCCCAGTCGGTCAGGAAGATCTACTTCGTGGCCGCGATCGCCAGCCAGTCCGCACCGACCCGCGCGGAGATGAACGCGGGAGTGGACCTGACCGCGGAGATCGGGGTAATGACCGGGTTCACGCTGGCGTCGGGGACGAAACCGACCGCGGACCTGTCATCCCGGTTCACCTCCCAGATCCCCGGTGAGATCACGGCGGCGAACAGCCAGATCCAGTTCTACGCCTCAAGCACCAGCGCGGATGTGCGGACGGTGCTGCCGAGGGACACGACGGGTTTCATCATCACGCTGTGGGAGGGTGACGTCCCGACGCAGAAGATGGACGTCTGGCCGGTCAAGGTGGGGACGTGTGCCCTGGAAACGGGGATCGCGGACGCCGCCCAGGTCGACGTCGACTTCGTTATCACCAAAGTTCCCAGCCTGAACGTTACGATCCCGGCATGAGCCGCCTGAACCGGGATCAGATCCTCGCGGCCGACGATCTGCTTACCGAGGCGGTGAACGTCCCGGAGTGGGGCGGGGAGGTTCTCGTGCGCGGGCTGAACGGCACCGGGCGGGATGAGTTCGAGGCGTCCATGATCACGATGCGCGGCCCGATGGGCAAGGAGCAGGCGATCCGCGATACGGCAAACATCCGCGCGAAGCTGGTGGCCCGCTGCATCATCGGCGACGACGGGGAACCCATGTTCACCCAGTCCGACGTGCACGAGCTGGGGAAGAAGTCCTGCGCCGCCCTCGACCGCATCTTCGAGGTCGCCGCCCGGCTGTCGGGGATCGCCGACGATGACCTGGAGGAGCTGGGAAAAGACTCACCGGCCGACCTGGGCGGCGGTTCTGCTTCACCCTCGCCCGGGAGCTTGGATGCACTGTCGCCGAGCTCCTCGCCCGGATCAGCTCCTATGAGCTGACTGAGTGGATGGCCCTGTACAAGCTGGAGGCGGCCGAGGTGGAAGCCGAGCGGGAACAGCGGTCCTAGATCACCTTCCACCATGCGCCCATGCGGATCGACACGATCGGTACATGACGTGGCCAGGGGAGGTGAGTGTGATGGCGGTCGACGGGCGTGAGCAGCTGAACGCCCTCGCGGCGCGGCTGAAGGAAGCCGGGGACGAGGGCAAAGGCTTCCGTAAAGAGCTGATGAAGCAGCTGGACGCGGCCGCGCAGCCGATCGCCCGTGAGATCGCTGACGTGGAGCACCTGAAGCCGTACCTGCCGGACCGTTACGCCGCGATCCTGGCCCCCGATCTGGCTGTCGGCGCCCAGAAGATCTTCGCCTCCAGCCCGCGCGTGAGCATCCGGGCGAAGGCCCGGGCGAAGCGGCGGAAGGTGAAGCTGCTCGACGACGGCGTCATCAACCACCCGAAGTGGCCGGGGCATCGGCCGCGCAGCGAGTGGAAATGGCAGAACGGCCAGACGGGCGGCATGCGGCCCGGGTTTTTCACTGACCCGTGCGAGAAGGCGGCACCGGACATCCGTGAGCACGTGCTGGCGGCGCTGACGGAGACGGAGAAGAAGATCACCGGTGGCTAACGAGACTCTCCGCTTCGATATCATCGCGCAGGATAGGGCGTCGTCGGGGTTCTCCGCCGCTGGCCGGTCCGCGTCCGAGGCTGCCGGGAATGTCGACAAGCTGTCGCGGCGCCTGGATGAGATAAGCCGCAAGTCCGCGGCCGCCCGGGTGCGCCTGGACGGGAACGCCGAAGCGCTGGCGGCACTGGACCGGACGGACGCGAAGCTGCTCGCCCTGGACCGGCGTGTCGCGAACCCGAACCTGAAGGTCGAGGGCGCCGCGCGGGCCATCGCCGACATCAGCGCGGTCGACGCCGCCCTCGGCAAGCTCGATGACAAGTCCAGCAAGCTGTCCCAGCTGCAGGGCGCCCTGAAAGGTATCAGTCCTCAGTTCAGTGCGATGGGCGCCGCGCTCGCGTTCGTTCCCGCGGCCGCAACCGCGGTCGGGCTGCTGGGCGGCGCGGCGATCGGGCTCGGCGGGGCGTTCGTCGCCGGAGGCGGCGCG